AGGGGCAACGCCGCCGCATCTGGCGTGAGGGGCAACGCCGCCGCATCTGGCTGGAGTGGCAACGCCGCCGCATCTGGCGAGAGGGGCAACGCCGCCGCATCTGGCTGGAGTGGCAACGCCGCCGCATCTGGCTGGAGGGGCAACGCCGCCGCATCTGGCTGGAGTGGCAACGCCGCCGCATCTGGCGTGAGTGGCAACGCCGCCGCATCTGGCGAGAGGGGCACTGCCGCCGCATCTGGCGTGAGGGGCACTGCTACCGCCACCGGGCGTGATGGCAGAGCATCCGCCCTCGGGGAACAGTGCATCGCGGTGGCGTGGGGCAATAATAGCCTCGCAAAAGGCGCACTCGGAAACTGGATCGTTGTTTCCGAGCGTGCCAGCTACGGTATCGTTGATGCCAAGTTGGCCCGGGTTGATGGAGAGATCATCAAAGCGGATACCTGGTACACCCTGAGACGCGGCGAGATCGTGGAGGTGGAGGAATGACGATTGCATGGATTTTCTGCTACATCGGCGTGGGCACAGCAGTAACCTGGTTCATGCGGATGGTGGACTGGATTGACCGGGAGGACGAGCGATGAACAGACTTACCCCGCAGGAAATTGCGGACAAACTTCGGAAGTGCGCGGACGGGCCTGGTTCATGTACCTTATGCCCGTGGGACTGTGTAAATGGTAGTTGTATCTGCTCGATAATGCATGCAGCCGCTGATGCCATCGACAACCAGCGCACACACATCCAGGCCCTCATCAAGGCTAACGAGGCGCACCGCGAGATGGTGGCCCGCCCTGCGAAACGCTCTGATATGGTGGAGGCATTAGATGCTATCGAAACCGGCATGACCAAAGTGGCTATTGACCGCGACATCTGGCAGAACGATTTGATCTATGTGCTGTGCCAAGGTGTACGGCTCCTCCTGGAAGAGAGGGTGAAGAAGTGAGCTGTAAAAAGTCAATCGTAGAGCACCGCCGGACGCTCATCCGGGAGTGCGGGACTTGCAGCAAGACGTTCCCCACGACGGCAGACACGCCGTGGGTTCGCCAAGTCCCTCGCGACGGCAAAAAGGCGGCTACTACATATTATTGCAGTTCAAAGTGCTTTTCCGCGTCGTACAAGCACATCGGATGGTACGACGGAAAATTCGACGAGCGCAGGAAAGACCGCGAACGGAAGCGCGATAACGCCGAACGGTGCCGGAGATACAACGAGATGCACCGCGAAGAACGCGCTGCATACGCAAGACGCCGCAGGCAGGAAAACCCAGGCCTGGTTGCTGCGGATAACGCGTACTACAAGAAAAAACGCCGTTTGGCTGAAAAGGAGGCCCGATGATGTACATCTGTGATGAGTGCGACGCTGTGTTTGAGGAACCCATCCGCAAGCAGGAATACTCCGAAGAATACGGAGACAGCACCGCGTATTATTGCCCTCACTGTGGGTCTGAAGAATACACGGCTGACGATGAGTGCCCGGTATGCCACAGTTTCAAAAATCGGGACGATAGGGTGTGCCATAAGTGCGGCCAGCACGTCCGTGGCCTGCTGAAGCTGTTCCTGCACGACTTCACGCGGGACGAGCGGGAGTACCTGGCCGACCTGATCGAGGGGTGCAGCCTTGACCGCATGATCGTCGGGGCGGAAGTCCCCACGGAGTAAGCCATGCACGAGAGCGGAGTGGCCCGCTATATCAGGGCGACGGTAGATATCTATTTCCCGGAGGGCGAAATGTCCTGCAAACTCTGCCCTCTGCTGGAAACATACTCCCGCAACCAGTGCCGCCGGACGGGCGAGTATCTGCTGGACACGCGCGGGACCGGGGCATATTGCCCCCTGAAAATTCTGGAAGAGGAGGATGAGTATTGAACATCTATGAGAAAATCGCGGCCATCATGCAGGACGTGCAATATCTTGCAAAAGACGACCATGTATCGTTCGGCTCCACCAGTTATAAGGCCCTGAGCGAGGAGAAGGTCACTTCCATCATGCGGGCCGAGATGCTGAAGCACAAACTGGTTGTTTTTCCGATTTCGCAGGTTGCGAACCGCACAGGCAACATCACTCATGTGGACGTGGTGTACCGCATGGTGAACGTGGAGAACCCCGAGGAATCCATCGAAATCGCATCCTGCGGCGACGGTGCGGACACGCAGGACAAGGGAAGCGGGAAGGCCATGACGTACGCTTTTAAGTATATGTGGCTGCGCACATTCGCGCTGCCCACTGGCGAGGACCCAGACAAAATCTCATCTGCTGAACTGGACGCTCGTCAAGAGTCTCCTAAGTGCGAGAACTGTGGTGGAGACATCACGGCAACCACAAAACGCAACGGGGAACTTTGGGAGGTCCCGGACATCGTTACATATTCCAAAAAGCGGCTTGGCCGACAGTTGTGCGCTGCCTGTATTAAAGCTGCCCTGAAAGCGGAGAAGTGACCATGAACGATTTGGTTACAGAAATCGGCAACAAGAGCCAGATGTTGGACGTGGCCATTGCGGAACTGAAGAAACGCGGGCAGAAATATGCGGAAGCTGAAAAAGCCTACCGCATAGCCCTCGCGCGGCGCATCCTCGAGGAGCGCGAGAAGGGAACGCCGGTGACGATCATCTCCGATATTTGCCGAGGGTCTGCACAGATAGCCGGTCTGCGGTTTGAGCGGGACTGTGCGGAAGTGGTGTACAAATCCGCTATGGAGGCAATAAACTCCATGAAACTGCAAATCCGGCTCATGGACAGCCAACTCGGCAGAGAGTGGGGTGCCGCAAAATGACACGACGCGCGTTTCCCCGGACCAAGGACATATCCGGGAAGCGGTTTGGAAAACTGGTAGCGCTATACCCATCTCTCAAGGCGACTGGGAATAACACGTACTGGGTTTGCCAGTGTGACTGCGGCAATAAGACAATTTCTAATGGTGCGAATTTGCGCAGAGGGCACAAGAAATCTTGCGGGTGCATCAAACACCGGGTTACGCCGACCTTCTTGTCATGGAACGGCGAGAAGAGGACCGTATGTGACTGGGCCATAATTACTGGAATCAGCCCGGATTTAATCCGCAAGCGCTGGAAAGCCGGGTGGCCCGTAGATGCAATCTTTACAGAGGTCGAAAAGCCGCAATTGTGCTGGGGCTGCGCCAAGGCATGCGGCGGGTGCTCTTGGTCAAAACGTTTTGAGCCGGTCCCCGGCTGGACCGCAGTGCCAACGCTACTATGCGGAAGGATACCGTCATACAGAATCACAGAATGCCCGGAGTTTGTATCGGATGGGACGGAGTACGATGAGTGAAAGAAGATGTTTTCTCTGCGGCAGGAACGGCGCACAGGACCCGCTGGAGCGTCACCACATTTTCGGGGGTTCGTTTCGTGGCAAAAGCGAGAAATACGGCGCGGTGGTGTGGCTCTGCGGTGACAGGTGCCACAGGAACGGAAAAACCGCCGTGCACCGTAACGGCGACCAGATGCGGCGATTGCGTCGGTACGGACAGCTCACGATCATGAAGAACGAGGGCTGGTCAGAATCCGATTTCAGGCGCGAGTTTGGAAAGTCATATCTATAGGAGGTAGAGATGGAAAAGAAATTGCTGTACACAAGAAGCGAAACGGCCAGGCTGTTGAGCGTAAGCGTTGACACGCTGGACGCCCTGCGGAACGATTGCGTTATCCAGGGATATCATGTGGCCCGAGGGAACCCTCGTATCTACTTTAAGGCCAAAGATCTGGAGAAGTTCATGGAGCGACTGGAGGTGGCAAAATGTTGAACAACGTTGTCATCATGGGCCGGTTGACCAGGGACCCTGAACTGCGCCGCACCCAGACCGGCACCTCCGTAGCTTCCCTCACCCTGGCCTGTGACCGGGACTTCAAGCCCCAGAACGGCGAGAAGGAAACCGATTTCGTCGACGTGGTGGTTTGGGGCAAGACGGCAGAGTTTGCCGCCAACTACTTCACCAAGGGCCGCATGGCCATCGTAGAGGGCCGCTTGCAGGTCCGAAACTGGCAGGACAAGGACGGCAACACGCGTAAGACCACCGAGGTGGTGGCCGACCGGATGTACTTCGGCGACTCCAAGCAGGAGGCAAAGCAGGAGAGCAAGAAGCAAACCGCACCCGCCGACGATTTCTGCGAAATCGAGGACGACGGCGACCTGCCGTTCTGACGGAGTCCTGCCATGCCGAATAGAATCATAAAGGAAAGCTTATGCGACTCGGAAAAAATCGCGGCTCTTTCGGATTTTGAGTTTCGGCTTTGGGTTGGATTGATTACGCAAGCGGATGATGCGGGACGCGGAGATGCCCGCCCCGCTATCATAAAAGGACGTGTTTTCCCGTTCCGGGAGAGGTTATCCATCAAAGATATCGATGCTGCGCTCCAAGAATTGGCGGCAAAAGGCTGCGTGTCCCTCTACACAGTGGACGGGAGGCCCTACTTTTTGTTCCCCGGGTGGGTCAAGCATCAGCGTATCAGAGATTGCAAGCCGAAGTTCCCCGAGCCTCCGGAAAACACAGTTTTGCAACAATCTGCGGCGAGTCGCGGCAATCTGCGGCAAGTTGCCGCAATCTGCGGCGAGTCGCGGCAATCTGCGGCCTTAATCCAATCCGAATCCAAATCCAATCCGAACTGCGCAAGCGCATTCGACGTGTTCTGGCAGGCGTATCCGAGGAAAACCGGGAAAGCAGCTGCGCGGAAGGCGTTCGACAAGGCGAAGCCGCCGCTGGACGTCGTTCTCAATGCCATCGAGGCCCAGAAGCACAGTGCGCAATGGCAGCGCGATAACGGCCAGTACATCCCCTATCCGGCCACATGGCTGAACCAGGGCCGGTGGGAGGACGAGGTGCAAGAGACCGAACTGCCCGCAAATCCAGATCCTCGCTGGAAGTATAACTTCGACACCGGCGGCTGGACGCAGGAGGACTGACGCATGCTGGACTCTCTCTACCTGGAGCAAAACGTCATTGGCGCATTGCTCATCCAGCCAGAATGCTACGAAGCCGCCGCAGAGCTGTCCCCGGATGACTTCCTGGTGCCGGAATATGCAGAGCTGTTCCGGGCCATCCAGCGGCGGAATGAAGCCGGGGACCCTGCGGATGCTCCGTCCGTGCTGATGGACGCATCCAGCCGCAACGACAACGTGACCAGCAAGATCATGACGGACTGCATGGAGGTTGTCGTGACTACCGCCAACATCGACGTGTGGGTGGCCGGGATGCGGGATGCATCCATGGGGCGGAAGCTCAGAGACTTAGGGGAAGAACTACGAACAGCGGAGTTATCCCCACAGGATGCCCTCAGAGCGGCACAGGAAGCCGTCACGGCGATTCAGGACGGCGCGGTGGTATTATCTGGGGGCCTGGAAGTCTCCGAGGCCGTGAAGTGCCTTAAAAATCGCGTTGACAAGGGATTTGCTGGCGGGCCTCCACCATACGTCAAGACCGGCTTGCAGGAATTTGACCGATTGCTGGGCGGCGGGCTTATCAACGGCGGGTTTCACATCGTCGCCGCACGGCCTGGAAAGGGTAAATCTGCCCTGGCTATGCAAATCGCCCTCAATGCGGCAAAACGCGGCGTGAAGGTGCTGTACATCTCCCTGGAGATGTCACCGGACGACTGCACCAGCAGATTGACGGCCAACATAGCGGGGATATCCTCTCGCCTGCTGATGTTTGGCGGCACCCTGACAGAGGCAGAATACGCCAAATACGCGGAAGCGTCCGCCAAGCTGTCCGAGTTGCCCATCGTGTTTAACCGGCGGACGGGCATGGACATGCGGGGCGTGACGGCGCTGGCCTACAAAGAGCGACCGGGGCTAATCGTGCTGGACCACATCGGCCTGCTGGAGCAGGAAAACAAGAAAGCTACGCTCTACGAGAGCACCACGAAAAACAGTCGGTCGGCAAAACTGCTGGCCATGCGGATGAATATCCCACTGCTGTGCCTGTGCCAGCTGAACAGAGCCGGTGCGTCAGATCGTGGCGGCGAGTTCCGGGCCACTATGGCCAACCTGCGGGAGTCCGGCGCGATCGAGCAGGACGCGGATACCGTGACGCTGCTGCACCGCCCGTGCGAGAAGGAGGACCGGGGCGAATGGGACCCGGACATGCTGGAGCTATACCTGGACAAAAACCGACGCGGCCCCACCGGGGTGGTGAGGATGGCCTATTTCCCCAACACGGGCCGCATAGTGAAGTGAGGGTGACATGAAAAAGATCGTTATTCCCTTGCCCCCTGTGACCAAGAAAAATCACCAGCGCATTGTGCGAGGGCGGTATGGTGCGCCGATGGTCATTCCATCCGCACAATATGAAGCATACCAGCAGGCCGCCGCATGGCATTGCAAGGGCGGCGAGACCATCGCAGATCCGGTGGAGGTTAAGTGCCTGTTTTATATGCCAACCCGGCGCAAGGTGGACTTAACCAACCTGTTGGAGGCCATCGACGATATCCTGGTGTATGCCGGGACCCTGGCGGATGACAACAGCAGCATCATCGTGTCGCACGACGGGAGCCGGGTTCTGTACGACAAGGAAAACCCCCGGACGGAGGTGTATATCAGCCGGTATGAATGACTTTGACTACGATTGCATGCAGAAAAAGCGCCATGCGCGAGGCGCGTTTGCGCATATCAGCCGAAAGCGCGGCGGGTGTACGCTGCCCAGCGACAACCTGACCGCGAAACAAAGAAGGGAGAAAAATGGAGAAGTGAAAAGCTACAACATCACCCGGCCCATGCCGTGGCCGGAGTTCAAGGCAATGCCGGAGGACCTGAAACGCGAGTTCTTTCGTAACATGCAGAGCTTTGGCGGTACTGCAAAATGGCTGGCGGATGAAATGGGCACGTCAGACATGACCGTAAGAGCCGTCGCAAAAGCCGTCGGGGCACCGTTTGTGCGCGGAAATGGGAATTTGCTACTGTGGAACCGGAAGGTTGCAGAGTGGGCAAGCGCCGAACAGCAGACTGCCGCAGAGAAGCCCGCCGAAGAACCTACGGCTCAGGAATCCGGGAAGAGATTGATCCTGGAGCATGCCCGCATGGAGTTCAGCTTCACCGATTTTTCGGATTTGGTGCAATTCCTGCGGGTGGCGGTTCCGGAGAGCGGCAAGGTGACGGTGGAATGGTGAGCTACACGGACTTCCTTGCCGGGAAGCAACATATCCCCCCGGTCTGCGGGTTTGATGTGGGAAAAACTGCCATGAACACGCACATGTTTGAGTGGCAGAAGGACATCACCCGGTGGGCAATACGAAAGGGCCGGGCCGCACTGTTTGAGGAGTGCGGGAACGGCAAGACGATCCAGCAGCTTGAGTTTGCCGACCAGGTAGCAAAGCGGACGGGTGAGCCGGTGCTGATCGTAGCCCCCTTGACTGTCGGGGCGCAGACCAAGCGAGAGGCGGAGAGGTTTGGGTACACCGCCAGAATTTGCAGAAGCCAGGCGGATATTGGCCCGGGAATCAATATCACGAACTACGAGATGCTCCAGCACTTCGATGGAGACTCGTTCGGCGGGGTGGTGCTCGACGAATCAAGCATCCTGAAAAACTACACGGGGAAGATGAGGACACAGATCATCGAGATGTTCCGCAACACGCCCTATCGTTTATCGTGCACGGCTACGCCGTCCCCCAACGACTACATGGAACTGGGGAACCAAGTGGAATTTCTGGGTATTATGACTCGGACGGAGATGCTCGCGACGTATTTTATCCACGACGGTAGCGACACCAGTAAATGGAGGTTGAAGGGCCATGCGGAGGAGCGCTTCTGGGAGTGGGTATCTACATGGGCAGTAGTCCTCACCTGCCCCGGAGACCTTGGATACCCCAACGATGGTTACATTTTGCCGCCCTTGACGGTGACGGAGCACATCGTAGAGTGCGAGTGCGACACCGCATACAACCTGTTCGGCGGAGACGGGGCCAAAACGCTGACGGAGCGCCGGGAAGCCAGACGAGTGAGTATGCCGGAACGGTGCGCAAAGGCCGCAGAGATCATCGCAGAGGACCCGGGAGAGCAGTGGGTGTGCTGGTGCGACCTGAACGCGGAAAGCGAATCCCTTGTAAAGATCATCCCCAACAGCGAAGAAGTGCGCGGGAGCGATAAACCGGAAGAAAAAGAATCTGCGTTACTGCGATTTGCCGCCGGTGAACTGCCCGTGCTGGTGACGAAGCCGTCGATTGCGGGGTTCGGGATGAACTGGCAGAACTGCCACAACATGATTTTTGTAGGGCTGTCCGACAGCTACGAATCCATGTATCAGGCTATCCGCAGGTGTTACCGATTTGGCCAGGAATCGCCGGTGAACGTGCACATCGTTACATCTGCCGCCGAGGGTGCGGTGAAAGCCAACGTGGAGCGCAAGGAAGCCCAGGCGGCGGCGATGAAGGAAAACATGGTGAGATACACCAAAGAGATTTTGAGAAAGGATATCCGGGGGCAGGAGCGGGTCGTGATACCGTACAATCCGCAGGTAGAGATGATTGTCCCGGAATGGGTAAAGTCGGCATGAAAGTTATCGACCAGGCCGTGGGCCGCGAGTATGCGGTGTACAACGGCGACAGCTGCGAGGTGCTGAAGGGGATTCCGGATGACAGCATCCACTACTCGGTTACATCAATCCCGTTTGCCAGTCTGTACACATACTCCAACAGCGACCGGGATATGGGAAATTGCCGGAGCTACGAGGAGTTTGCGGAGCAGTATATGTACCTGGGCCGCGAGTGGTATCGAGTGATGATGCCCGGGCGGAATGTCAGCATCCACTGCATGAACCTACCGACTAGCAAAGAACGTGATGGGTATATCGGAATCCGGGACTTCCGGGGCGACGTGATCCGGTGGATGCAGGCGCTCGGATTTATCTACCACTCGGAGGTCTGCATCTGGAAGAATCCCGTCACGGCTATGCAGCGGACAAAAGCCCTGGGGCTGCTGCACAAGCAGATCAAAAAGGATAGCGCGATGAGCCGGATGGGGATCCCGGACTATGTTGTAACGTTCCGCAAGCCCGGCGACAACCCGGAGCGTGTGACCCACACCGACGCCACATACCCCGTGAGCAAGTGGCAACAGGTTGCGTCCCCTATTTGGGAGGAGTACGCATCCCCCGCGTGGTGGGATATCAACCAGAGTGACACCCTCAACCGGAAATCCGCAAAGGAGGAAAAAGACGAGCGACATATCTGCCCCTTGCAACTGCCCGTAATCGAGCGATGTGTAGAACTGTGGAGCAACCCCGGCGACATTGTGCTGGATCCATTCGACGGTATTGGCTCTACCGGATACCAGTCCATTTTGATGGGACGCAGACATATCGGCGTGGAGCTTAAATCCAGCTATTTCCGGCTGGCGGCGGAGAACTGCGCGCAGGCGGAAAGAATCCGTGAGACCGGCATCCAGGAGATGGATGGAATTTCGCTTTTCGACCTGATGGAGGAAACAAAATGATCTACGCCCAAGAATCCCTCATTGACGAGATCATCGTGGACAACTTCGCGGGCGGTGGCGGTGCGTCAACCGGAATCGAGCTTGCCGTGTGTCCGCCCATGGCGACGGCTCTGGTGAGGGCAAACCTACCAGAGTGGTGCGGGGCGGAGATCACGACCATGGCGCAACTGACGGACTGTGTGGCGGTGTGAAAGGAGGCCCCCATGAAATCACCGCATGAAGAGATTGCCGCAACCCTGCGCGAATATGCAGAATGGGCCGATGCAAATATCTACGAAGTACCTATTATGCTGCCGGATAATTTGAGGAAGGCGGCTGATATGCTGGAGAAAGGAGAATGACATGGACGCTGTAAGGTTTGTGATAGAGCGACGTCGGATGTTTGCCCGGACGGGCGAAAACCCTAAGCACAGCATGTTTAACATGGGCACTCCGGCAGAAGAAGTGGCCCGAGAAGTGGAAGAATGGGCAACTGCGCACCCGCGCAAGACGCGGGCTGACGAGTTTTTGGAGCACTATCCCAAGGCCAGCATGGGCGTGGCCGGGGTTTTGGATGTACCGCCCTGCTATATTGAGCCAAGTTCGCGTAGCATGTGCAGCGAGAAAGAGTGCACCGATTGCCGCCGCGAGTTCTGGATGCAGGAGGTGGAGTGATGGAACGACTGACGGAACGCTGGGGCGAAGGCGACGTGTGGGTCAAGGAGCACGATTATGTTTCTGCGGCATATCGTTTAGCCGCCTACGAGGACACAGGGCTGACGCCGGATGAAATCAAGTCGATGAAAGATGAGCACTTTAGCGGTCTGGAAATGGCAAAATTGTACAGCGCTCTCACGAAACTCGAAAAATATCAAGAAGCCGACAAGGACGGGCGCGTGGTGGTACTGCCGTGCAAGGTGGGCCAGCGGGTGTTCGCCTTGCTGGACACGGATAAGCATATAAGCGAGTGCGAGGTCAAGCAGATTGGTATGGGCAATAAAATCGGCTTTATTGGCCTTGAGCCAATAGGAGCCAGAGGGCGGGAGTATGGCATATCGCTAAACGGATTTGGCAAGACGGTATTCCGCACCCGCGAGGAGGCGGAGAAAGCATTGGAGGCGATGAAGGATGGCTGAATTAAAGCCTTGCCCATTTTGTGGCGGTGAAGCGGTTATAAACGTCAACCCGGACGCAGTGGAGGACACGCAAGGTAGACGTTGGGCGTATAATGCCGTGTGCATTAGGTGTTGCGCAACGTCAGGTCTTACATATACGCCCAAAAAGGCTAAAGAAGTATGGAACAGGAGGGCTGACAATGGGTGAATACATCGAACGGGAAGCGGCGAAACGGGCATTAGCCGACTCTGATGTGGTGCCTAAATACAAAGCGGACAATCGACCTGTTACGGACAAAATTATTGACGATATTCCTGCCGCCGATGTTGCACCGGTGGTGCATGGACGGTGGGACGGAGATACTTGCACAGCGTGTAAGCTCCCGTGGAAATATAACATGGTACAAGATGCAGATGATTGGGGGTATTTCGACCCTATGCCGGACTATTGTCCCAACTGCGGAGCGAAGATGGATGGAGGTGCTGAAAATGGCAGACGGAGGGGAAATGCTCATGCCCAAGACTAACCCCCGCAGAATACCCCGCACACAGGCCGACGTAGACAAAGCCTACAGCAACGGCATTGTGGAGGGCTTGAGCCGTGGCATAGATCTGATGCTGTATGTGGTGATCGATAAGCACGACGCGCCGATGGAGGATATCCAACAGTTGGCCGCAGAGCTTAACCACGCCGCAGAGTGCGTGGCTGAAGGGTACGTTACCTGGGCAGATATCCGGCAGATGCTCAAAGAATACGGCGTTGAGACGGCGCTGGAATAGGAGGTACAATGAGCAACAAATACTCGCTCCCCTACGATATCCGCATGGAGTGCATCGCCTATGTCAGGGGTTATCCACGACGGGTCCGCGCGTACAATGCGGCCCGAGAAGAAGTGCTGGAGTCGTCGGCCTATGCCGTGTCCGGCATGCCCCATAGCCCCGGTAACAGTAGGATAGCAGAACGCAAGGCGGAACGGCTGACGATCATTGAGAGCTGGCCGGAGACGAAGAAGATGCGGGCCGTGGAATACGCCATGGACAACGTAGGCAGGGATATCGCCAACGAGAACGTGCGGCGTAAACTGGTATGGGCGATCATGCGAAACTGCGACAGCCAGAAACGATACCCCGCAGAGATGGTCATGCCGGATGGCATGAGCTATGCGACATTCCGCAGGAGGAAGGACCGGTTTCTGTTTGAAATTGCAAAAAAGTCCGGAATGATAGAAAGTTGAGCTAAAACCACGTTTTTGATGTGCTAAAATAGTATCATCGGAGAGTGGAACCAGTCAGCCCACAACCCGAAATTTCATTTTTATCCTCTTTCTTTCCTCCATAGGTTAAGGCACAGCCGGTAATGGGTGCCTCCGCGCAAGCGGCCTCGCAAGAGCGTTACCGGCATGCAGACACTCACGGGATATCTCGCGGGTGTCTGGTTTTATGCGGGTGTAGCCAAAAGGTAAGGCACGGGACTTTGACTCCCGTATGTGCTGGTTCGACTCCAGCCGCCCGTTCCAAAGGGCGTGGTGTAATGGTAACACGGCGGTCTCCAAAACCGCAGATATTGGTTCGATTCCACTCGCCTTTGCCAACAACGGGGGCCCCCGACGGGCCGAAAAGACGGCGCGATGAAGCGGGAGCCCCCCGAGTTTCTGCATAACACAGCCCCTCTGCCGGCATACAGAAACACATAGGAGTGCCCAATTGGGCGGGTGAACTTGTGCCATACATAGCGCAGAGGTGGGAGCGCGGCACATAAACAGGAGAAGTTATGAAAATCATTAAGCACGTGAACCAAGATAAATTTGCCCGGGCAGAATGCCCAGCGTGCGGGTGCGTATTCGAGTTTAATACGTGCAAAAAGGTTGAACGCGACTACATGACCGGGAGAACGATTGTGCGACCGGCAGATGCGTATGTCAGGTGCCCGGAGTGTAACGAACTTTTTGAAATCACCCCAAATATGTTAAAACGGGAAGAAGGTGACATAGATGGCAAGTAAAATCACGCAAGCTATGAGAGAGCAGGTCCTTGCCGACTATGACGCATGTAAGCATATAGCGACTGTGGCAAAACAAAACGGGCTTTCCGAGCCGACTATCCGCAAGATCATCGTGCAAGAACGCGGAGAGAATGCCATCTCACACACCAGAGGCGCGGCATCAGCGTCTGTTACGGCCAGGTGCACCGCAACAAATGAAGAGATCTCGCAAATTGTTAGGGAGTCATTCCAATACTTCAAGAGGTCATGCGTAAAAACCGATGAAGAATGCGCCGATAAGCTTAACGACTATTTCCAACAGTGCGTAGAGGAAGGACAAATCCCCACGGTGGAGGATATGTGCCTCGCTCTCGGTGCCGTAACTCAAACGGTTTTGGACTGGCAAAAGGGATCGTTGGGCCCCGTGAGAGCTGGCATGATAAAAAAAGCCAAACAAATTTTGGCCGGAATCGATGCAAAACTGGTCTCTCAGGGGAAAATTCCGCAGATTACGTACATTTTCCGCGCAAAGAACTTCTTCGGCATGACCGACAAACAAGAGGTCGTTCTCACGCCCAACAATCCCCTTGGGACAGAAACGCCGCCCGAAGAACTCCAGAAGAAGTACATCGAAGCGGCGTCGTGCGACTATGAAACCTGATTTTATTAGCGACTATTCAGCAACTTTCAGAGTGGGGGCAACGATTTTCCCGGGTTTATACACGGTTTAGCGACTATCAGCGGCTTTCACGCAAAACCGGGCGACTTTCGCAGCAACCTTTGACATTAGGCGGTCTACATGGTATGATTAAGTAAGAACGGTTGTTGTTGCCGTCCCATGTATTAGCCGAGGGCCACGTTTGAAAGGAGAGCGCAGATGGCTGAATATTATCCCAACCTGATAGACTGTACAATGGGTGACGATACACAACGAGTATATACGCTGGGGCTTGGTGTCGATATTGATAGCTTGTCCGGCGCGGAAAAACGAGCCCTCGCGGACAGTAATACTTACCTGCGAGACAAAGAGATTGCAGGGTTAATGCGCACCAAGGCAAGCGCACTCCGCGCGTTTGAGCGGTTGAGAGATTTGCCGGGCATGCCCGGCGAGGCGATAGAAATCCTCAAAGAGTGGACTACCCGACCGGGCGATGAGGACGACGGGCAAGACGAGTGAGAGCGTGGCGCGCTGGCGGAGGTATCCCAATACCGCCCAACAGCAAAAGCCCGCAAAGCGCCATTAAAACGCCGTTGCGGGCAAGGCATAAAAAATAACCGCCCCGGATAGGACCGGGGCGGCTTGTCAACATTAATCTTATTTTGTCAAAATGCCATAATTGCCATAATAACCATCATCAAGCGCAATAATAACGGCGGATAAATCCAGATTATCGGGCGGACAAATCAGCAAAGACGGAAACTTATAATACACCCGATCAATAGTAATGTTGCCGGAATACCCAATAAAACGCAAATACTCAAGCCATGATCTGACAGTAACGCCCGGAACCAGTTTGCCGGAATTATCCCATGGACACATAATAGACATAATATACACTCCTTTGTAGCTAATTATATAGTTAATTATATAGATTTATCTTGATTTTGCAAGCCTTTTTTGTCCGATTTCGCGGCGGCCTGTCAGATGGTTGATTACTTGGACTTGCGGACCACGTCGGCCAGGACGGCCAGCGGGAACCAGATGATCAGCAGCACGACAGATAGCAATCCGGCACCCCCTCAAGCGAGGCAAAACCGGCGCGCCGTAGTCTGCTTGGTGTACTTGGCGTACAGCTCCGGCTGATCGGCCTTGAGGGCCTTAGAGTCCAGCCGGGACGATGTGACAGCCTTGTAGGTGATCTTGTAATCCAGCCCCGCCAGGGTATCAACCCCGGCGGCGTCCATGTGCTGCTTGATGGCATCCTGCAAGCCGTCAATCTCTGCGGACAGCTCATCGGCCATGCGGCGCAACTCCCGCAGCTCTTGCACCTTGGCGGCAATCTCGTTAGCGCTCATGCCTGCACCTCCTCCGCGTCGTTGTTTTACGTCTCCGGTTGTAATACTCCCGCCGCGCTGCCAAATATGCGGCCCTCTGCACCGCGCTGAATCCAACGGCAGAAAAGAGCTTTTCCGCGTCGGTGTAGTCCTCCACGCCGGAGCAGTCGCCGAAGCAGGAAATTACATCATAGTCGGCTTCCCAGTTGATTTCGTACTCGTGATTGTACATTTCGTACAAAAACGCGCTTTTCCAGTATTCCACGTTTTCCTTGTTGCGCTGTACGGCCTCGTCCAGCCCCCGCAGCAGCAGGGCGCCGCGCGTCACGAAAGCGGCGTTTTCCGGGGCATAGTACGCCATGAAAACTGGGGAGAAAATCATTTTTTCCGCTTTCTTCTCGATCTCCGCCCGCTCCGCGTCGCTGCCTGCGAAAAACGCAGAAATATACGGGCGGCGCATGGCGTAATAGTTGCGGATATAGTAAGCTTTTGAGGTGTAATCGTCGTAGCTGTTCACGGTCTGCAACTCCTCGTCCGTAAAAAGCTTCCCGGATAGCCTCCGGCGGTAAAGCTTGCGCAGTTCGTCCCGGCTCTTGCCTCGGTGGTGCAGCTCGTAATCATTGGCATAATAGATATGCCGTCCATCAGCGCAGACGCAAGCGGAAAAGCCAAACGCGCCGCCGAAGTCGATATAATAAACCATGTGACCCTTTATCGTCTCCACGTCCTCCGCAAAGCTGGCCAGATCCGCCGCGCTCATGCGCTCAATGTCACTGATTGTGTAATCCCTGATTTCCATTGTGTATTACCTCCCGGCCTTACTGGCCTATCTCTTGACCAGGCAGCCCGGGCGTGGTACACTGTACGCGCTGGGCCTCTGGTCTGGTGTGGGGGCTGCTCCGGGGCTTGGTAGGCTGTAACCGGGGCGGCCCTCTCTCTATGCTGATATGATAACACACCCGGCGGAGTATGTCAATACCTTAATGCGCAATTATGCAATATTGCAATGGATAATTTGCAAGGCGTGCGCAACGCGCCGCCGGTGTTGCGCATGGGTATACCTTTTGACGTGCGCGGCAGGCGTGGCCGGGCGGGGGTGGGGGATATCGTGGGCAGGAGCGGGGCCGGGTGAGCCCCAAAATGCCCGAAAAAAACAAAAGAGAAAAAATACCTGCGCATTGCATAAACTGAAATTGACATATTGACACACCCTTGCAGACGTGATATAATCACGGCAAAGGAGGGACGAAAAATGAAAGTAGGATACGTCCGTGTGTCAACGAAAGAGCAAAACACAGCAAGGCAGGAAATTACGATGGAAGCGCTCGGCGCGGAGAAGCTGTTTGTAGACAAGTGCAGCGGCAAGAACACTGACCGGCCAGAACTGAAGAAGTTGTTGGCGTTTGTGCGCGAGGGCGATACCGTGGTTGTGAGCGAGATCAGCCGGTTTGCAAGAAATACGCGCGATTTGCTAAACCTTGTTGACCAACTGACAGAGAAGGGTGTACAATTTGAATCACAGAAGGAAAAGATAGATACCACCACCCCAGCGGGCAAATTTATGCTGACGGTATTTGCGGCGGTGAGCCAGCTGGAGCGTGATTATATCAAATCCCGGCAGAAAGAGGGCATCGACGCGAAAAAGGAGCGCGGCGAGTATGTAGGCCGTCAGGCTATCCCGGTGGACAGGAAGAAGTTCGAACAGGAATACGACCTTTGGAAATCGGGCCATATCACCGCCAAAGCGGCTATGGGTCATTTGGGACTGAAGCCGAACACATTCTACCGGCGCGTTAAGGAATACGAATCCGGCGAGATGAAGTAATTCCCCCGGCTACCCGGGAGAAAATAAATGTGGAGGAAAAGGAAAATGAGAGCAAAGAAAGTGTGGGCAGTGCTGCTTGCCATCATGGTGGCGGCAATTGCTATGGTCGGGTGCGGAGGCACCGCGGACCAACCGGATGACGGCGAGACCGGAGGTCAGACCGTTGAGAAGGTCGTGTATGACGGCGAGACGTTCAAGGCAACGTACTTGGGCATCACGGAGCTGGATTCCGTGCCGGGTGTTTGCTACATCCAGATGAAGTTCGAGAACAAGACGGACCAGGAAATCACGGTATATCCGCAGGACAGCTCTGTGAATGATACGATGGTCCAATATCTGGGCGGAGTCCCCGCAACAATGCAGGGTGGGAAAAACATCAATTATTCCATGTTTTTCTACCTTGAAAAGGCTGGCCTGTCCGACATTTCCGATGTCAAGACGCTTGAGTTCAAACTGACCGCTGATTTCAACGAGACCTCTGACACGATCACAATCAACGTGGGCGAGTAACCTATACAAGCAAAATAAAAGAGACGAGTTCTTTCGGGAACCCGTCTCTTTTTATGCAAAAATGGAGGCCACATGGACTACGCAAAACTATCAGAACGCATAAAACAGCATATTGCGCGGAATCCGTCCGACCACGTGCCGTACATGGACCTTCTGTCCGTATGCCGACAACTGGAACCGGATGATTTCACCCTGGCCCATGAGCTGAGCAAGGATTTGCGAAAACTGAGTTCTGCGGCCCTGCACAAGTGCAGCGCAAATGCGGCGGATTCTTTGTTTGACGTGTACAAAAAGGCCATGTGCTTTGACGCACCGCACGATTTCGACACGTTTCTGCTGTACATCGAGATGAACCGCAAACCGGAGAAAAAGTTCTACGCACCTCGAAGACATTATCTGCGGCCTATTGTGGCGGCGTATCAGGAGGTTTTGGATGGAAAACTGCGGCTGTTGACGCTGTCGATGCCAAAACGCGCCGGGAAATCCCAGTTGGGCATCAATTTCGTCAATTTTCTGTCTGGGCGGGAACCGGACAAGTCGTCCCTAATGGAAGGGACGGGGGACGACCTGGTGAAAAGCTTTTATTCCGGGTGCCTGGAGTATTTGCAAACGCCGAATGAATATTTATTCTATGACGTTTTCCCCAATTCTCCGTTGGTGCAGACCAATGCGGACACAAAGATACTGAATCTGCGATCAAAATCCCGTTTCCCCACAGTCATGTGTCGATCTATTGACGCAAGACAAGTGGGCTTGTCGGAGGCTACGAACGTCCTATATCTGGATGACTGCGTAGAGGGCCGCGAGGAAGCAAAAAACCGCCAGAGACTGGACGATAAGTGGGAGATTATATCCGGCGATATCCTGGGCCGAGCCATTGAGGGCACACCCATTGTCGCCACGGGAACCCGATATTCCCTGTATGACCCTATCGGCCACCTCCAAGAGGAAGCGCAAAAAGGCGGCTGGGCGTGGAAAGCCATTGAAATACCGGCACTTGACCCCGTTACGGACGAGAGTAACTACGAATACGAACGGGACGGGAAAAAGGTGTTTACCACAGCATATTTCCGCGAACAGAGGGCCCTTTTGAGTGCGGAACAGTTTGAAAGTGAATTCCAACAGCAGCCCTTTGAAGCAAAGGGGCTGCTTTTTAACAAGGATGAGCTGAATTATTTCTTTGAACTCCCCACAGGCCGGGATCCGGACGCCGTTATTGCCGTGTGCGACACCGCAGAAAGCGGAAGCGACAGCACCGCCCTTCCCGTTGCGGCGCTGTACGGGGATGAAGTGTATATCGTGGACGTGGTGTTTGATGATTCTCCGCCGGACGTCACAAAGCCGGAATGCGCCAGGTGCCTGATCTACAATCGCGTTGCGGACGCGCTGTTTGAAAGCAACAACGCGGGCATGTATTACGCCAGAGACGTTGCGGAAATCGTCCGGCAGCGTGGATATAGCGTTGGAATACGCACAAAAAGAACCATTTCCAACAAACAAACGCGAATAGAATTTGCGTCCGACAACATCAAGAAACACTTCTGGTTCAAGCATCCGTCCACCTATAAACGGGGCAGCCAGTACTTCAATTTCATGAAGGAAGTCACCACCTACACCCGGAGCGGCAAAGTGCCGCACGATGACGCGCCGGATGCTTTGTCCCTGCTGGAGAACGAAATTCGGATGCGAGTGGGCGGCAAAGTGGAAGTGTTCAAGCGGCCATTTTAAGGGGGTGTGCCAATGAATCTTTTTGGTCGGAAGGTTATCTACACGGACGTTGAGCACGTCACCCGGGGAAATGTGGTGGATGTTTTGCAAAAGGCTATGCCAATCCACCAGATGAACCGGGCGGACATTGAGTATCTTTACAGGTATTACAAGGGAGACCAGCCCATTTTGGGCAGGGTAAAGGACGTCAGGCCGGAAATCAACAACAAGATCGTTGTGAACCGGGCGAACGAAATTGTTTCGTTCAAGGTCGGGTATCTTCTGGGTGAGCCTGTGCAGTACGTCAGCAGGGGGAACGATGAATCCGTCGCTGAAGGCGTGTCCAAGCTCAACGATTATGCGCTTTCGGAAGACAAGGCCGCCAAGGACAAGGAGCTGGCGGACTGGTTCCATATTTGCGGCACGTCTTACCGCATGATTCTGCCGGACAGAATGGCGGACGTGGAGGAAGATGAATCGCCGTTTGAGATTTTTACACTGGATCCGCGCAACACCTTTGTGGTGTACTTCAGCGGGCTGGGGCACCGTCCCATTCTGGGCGTGACGTATGTGCAGAAAGAGGACAACACCGGTGTTTTTTGCTGCTACTCCGAAGACACATATTTCGAGGTAACGGAAACATGGGACGTGAAAGCGGAACCACAGATATTGGGCATCCCAATTATCGAATACCCCTCCAACGAAGCCCGGTTGGGCGCTTTTGAGATTGTGCTCCCTCTTCTGGACGCTATCAACAACGTTCAATCCAACCGCATGGACGGCGTAGAACAGTTTGTCCAGGCGCTGATGCTGTTCCACAACGTGGACATTTCGCCCGAAGATTACAAGAATCTGAGGGCAGAAGGCGGTATTAAGTTCAAGGACATTGACCCGCAGCTCAAGGCTGACGTTGGGTACCTGACGGCGGAGCTGAACCAGACGCAGACCCAAACCCTGACGGATGACATGTACGACACCGTTCTGACGATTTGCGGAATGCCAAACCGAAATGGAGGATCCTCAACCAGTGACACCGGGTCTGCGGTCATTATGCGCGACGGATGGTCGTCAGCAGAGGCGCGGGCAAAGGACTCCGAACAGATGTTTAAACGGTCCGAAAAGCAATTTCTGAAAATCGCTATCAAAATCTGCAATAATCTGCGGGCGCTTTCGCTGAAAATGTCCGCCCTGGAAATTCGGTTTACGCGCCGAAACTACGAAAATATCAGCGAAAAGGCCAGTGTTTTGGTAGCCATGCTGAACAACGGGAAAATTGCCCCCCAACTGGCATTTATGCACTGCGGCATGTTCTCCGATCCTCAGCTTGCGTACAAAATTAGCGCGGAATATGCCGAAAAGCAAGAAGAAAAGGAACTATCGACAGGGAAGTCGTTAAAACGCAACGGGGAGACAACCTCGGAAAAAACGGAAAACGGTGCGGAGGGAACCGCCGAAAAAACGCAGGAGGTATCAACATGAAAATCGACACCAGCAGAATCGAAGGTTACGCAGATATGTCCACCGAGGACAAGCTCAAGGCCCTGGAGTGCTTTGAGTATGAGGACAACGCCGCAGAGCTTTCTCGGCAGAAGAACGCTATTTCCAAGGCAAACTCCGACGCCGCCCAGTGGAAAAAGAAGTACAACGACATGCTTTCCGAGGATGAGCGCAAGAAGCAGGAGCAAGCCGATAGCATTGCCGCCATGCAGAAAGAGCTTGACGAGCTGAGAACGGCAAAGACCGTTTCTGAGTACAAGGCCAAGTTCGTGGCGCAGGGCTATGCAGAGGACCTGGCAAGTGACACGGCCAAAGCTTTGGCGGCTGGTGATTCTGCAAAGGTTTTTGCGAACCAGCAGAAGTTCTTGGACGAGTATGCCAAGAAGGTAAAGTCCGACATCCTCAAGGGCACTCCCGCGCCGCACGGCGGTGCCGGTCCCGTTGGAGTTGATTACGACAAGAAGATCGAGGAGGCGCGTGCAAGCAAGAACTATGCGGAAATCGCTTATTACACGCGCCTGAAGGCACAGGAAGAATCCGCAAATAACAAATAAAAGGAGTTAAGACATGGCAGATACTTTTGCTACCAGCTTTGCAACGCTGAACTATTCCGGCATGCTCTTTAACAAGGGCAATACCAAGACCCCCCTGAGTTCCATTATCGGTTCCCGGGCTAAGGTGACGAACCACGTAGAGTTTGTTACTGGCCAGGAGTACACCACCGGCGGCGGAGAACAGCCCGCCATCTCCGAGTCTGCGTCTTTGTCCGCCCCCGATGCTTCCATTGTGACCCGGGAGCAGCAAACAAACGTTACCCAGATTTTCCATGAGGCTGTCGGCATCTCCTATGCCAAACAGTCCAATATGGGCACCCTGTCTGGCCTGAACGTGGCTGGTCAACAGGCAAACCCCATTAACGAACTGGACTTCCAAGTGGCCGCCAAGATGCAGAAGATCAACCGCGACATTGAATACACGTTCATCAACGGCGTGTACAACAAGGCCACCGATGACACCAAGATCAACAAGACCCGTGGGCTTGTCACCGCAGTTACCACCAACGTCACGGCCATGGCCAGCAAGCCTCTGGGCCTGTGGGAAATCGCCGACATGGTGAAAAAGATCTATGGCCAGAACGCTCCCACCGATGGCCTTTGCCTGTGGTGTGACGCTGTGACCATGTTCCAGATCAACGCCGACGCTGTTCAGAATGGACTGACCGTGGTTCCCGCTTCGCGCGAAATCAACGGTATTTCCCTCTCCAGCGTGGTTACTCCCCTGGGCGTGGTGTACCTGTATCTTGGCGAGTGCCTGCCCGACGGCACCGCTCTGCTGCTGAACCTGGACGTTATCTCCCCCGTGTTCCAGCCTGTGCCCGGCAAGGGTAACTTCTTCCTGGAGCAGCTGGCAAAGACCGGCGCGGGCGAGAAGTATCAGCTGTTCGGTCAGATCGGCCTTGACCATGGCCCTGAGTGGTATCACGGCAAGTTTACCGGCATTGCCACCACCTTCACCAAGCCCACCTACAGCCGCAGCGTGTTCATCGCCAACGACGCCAGCAATCCCGTTAACACCAAAGCTGTCACCGGCTGATCTGGAGGTATGAGATGCGCGACGAAGAAAAACTGGCCATGCTGGGAAACATGACCGGAGAGACAAGCGAATCGATTCTCTCTGCGTATCTGAATATTGCGGCCAGCAAGATTCTCCGCAGAGCGTTTCCGTTCGGGACAGATTCTACTGCTGTCCCCGCATGCTACGAGATCAACCAAATTGAGATCGCCGCATATCTCATCAACAAGCGCGGAGCAGAGGGGGAAACAGCGCATAGCGAAAATGGCGTTTCCAGGTCTTATGAGGGCGGCGACGTGCCGCCTTCTCTTATGCGGGAAATCGTGCCGTTTGCGGCCACCATGTGAGGTGCAAGGATGAAAATCATGAACCGAAACAAAAGGCCGTTCTGGTATCTTTTGTACCAAGGGACAGAACTGGGGAAGGACGCTAATGGCTACGAAACCGGCGAAAAAAACGTGAAATATGCGGACCCGGTGAAAATGGAAGCCAACATCTCCCCGGCTGCTGGGTATGCTCAGATTCAGCAGTTTGGGCAGTTCATCTCCTATGACAAGGTGATTATCACAGATGATATGACCTGCCCCATCGACGAAAACGCAGTACTTTTTATCGACAAAAAACCGGAATATAAAGACGGAAGGCCGCTTTATGACTACGTTGTAAAGCAAATTGCCAAGTCTCTGAATTTGGTTTCCATCGCCGTCAGCAAGGTGAATGTGTCGTGAAAAGGACTGTAAAGACGGCGCTGTCCGCTGCGGGCATTCAACGGATGATTGACGTAGTCGAAGATTACCGGACATGGCTGGAGGACAGGGCGAATGTGCTTCTCCGAGAGCTTTCTTCCATGGGGTATGATATCGCATCCGCAAAATTTGAGTCTGCCGTATACGACGGGACAAACGACGCGAATGTAAAAATCGAAGAACGGGACGGACGCACGGCGGCGGTAGTAGCTGTCGGTGCGTCCGTCCTGTTTATTGAATTCGGCACTGGCGTTATGTACCCGGACAACCACCCGGAAGCTGCGCGAAACGGCATGGTTCGCGGCGCTTACGGAAAGGGTCACGGCAAGCAAAGGACGTGGGGCTACTACGGGGACCCCGGAACGAACGGAGTTGAGAAAACGAACCCAAAAACCGGCAATACGGTGGTTCTTACTCACGGCAACCCGGCCAACATGTCTATGTACGACACGGTAAAGGAGCTTTCAGACAGGCTCCCAGCCTTGGTCAAGGAGGTGTTCCGATGATCGACATTGAAAGCAAGGTATATACGCCAATCGCGGAACAGCTCCGCGAGAAATACCCGGGCATTGACGTGGCCGGGGAGTATATCAATGCACCCCCTAAATTCCCACATGCCAGCATTGTGGAGCAGGACAATTACACCGCCGCAAATCGTTTGGATTCATCCGAAAGCGAGAGATATTCCGTACTGATGTACGAGGTAAACGTCTACTCCAACAAAACTGGCGGGAAAAAGAGTGAATGCCGTTCCATCATGGCAGACATCGACAGGATGATGTATGCGCGTAACTTCACAAGGATTTCCATGTCCCCGGTCCCGAACATGGAAAACGCCTCTATCTACCGTCTTGTTGCCAGATACAGGGCGGAAACAGACGGGGCCACTATTTTCAGACGATAACAGAAAGGAATGATGACCTATCGCTATCTCTACCTACAAGGTTTTCCTGATGCACAAGGGTACCAGCGCTGCGTCGTGGTCGAAGCTGATCGACATCAAAGAGTTCCCCGATCTGGGTGGCGACCCCGACATGCTGGAAACCACCACGCTTTCCGACAAGATGCAGACCTTCATCGCGGGCATCCAGTCCATGGACGGCCTGTCCTTCACCGCCAACTACACCTTGACCGATTATAAGGCGCTCAAGGCGATGGAGGGCAAGCAGGAGGATTACGCCGTATGGTTCGGCGGCACCGAAAGCGCGGGAACGCTGACTCCTACCGGTTCGGACGGCAAGTTCAGTTTTAAGGGCGAGTTGTCCGTGTACCCCACTGGAGGCGGTGTCAACGAAGTTGTGGGCATGGCTATCACCATCGCCCCCTCGACCGTAATCAACCTGGATAACGAATAAGGAGGAAACAGAACATGGTGAAAACGCTTACTGTTAAGGACCCCGTGACTGGCATTGAGTACAACCTGGAATATACCCGCAAGTCCGTGGAGCTGATGGAGAGAGAAGGGTTTGATGTGACCAAAGTCGAAAGCAAGCCTATGACCAATCTTCCCGCATTGTTTGCGGGAGCTTTTAAGGCTCATCATAGGTTTGTTAAGCGCGACGTGATCGACAGGATTTACGCGGGTATGCCCAAGAAGGACGAACTGATTGGCAAGCTGGTTGAGATGTACAACGACCCCATCATCGCCCTGCTGGACGAGCCTGCGGAAAGCGAGGAAAACCCTACCTGGACGGCGAACTGGTAAACGAGTCGCCGTCGAATAAAGCGGGGGAGCCAATCCCCCGCTATTCCGATAAATTCTATGAGCTGTTTCCATATTATCTGGCCATTGGTATGACCTATAGCCAGTACTGGGACGAGGACTGCGAACTGGTCAAATATTACAGGGAAGCAGCGAAGATTAAACGCGATTTGACAAATCAAACCGCATGGCTGCACGGCGCATACATTTATGAAGCCGTGGCGGACTTAGCACCCATTCTCCGCATGGGCGGCAAGAAAGGTACCAGGCCAAAGCCGTACCGTGATTCCCCATACGACCTGTATGCACAGAGCGAAAAGCCCAAAAAACAGGAGCAAGGCGACAAGAAGGCGCGGTCCGTCATGGAGATGTTTATGATCGCAAATAACAAACGATTCGAACAAGGGGGTGGTAAGGATGGCGGATAATGTGGAAATCCAGGGTATTGAGTTTCAAATTAAGGAAAACAGCGACAGTGCTGTAGCGTCCCTGGAAAAGCTGCAAAATACCCTGGTTCGTCTGAAAACGGCCACATCCGGGGGCGTGTCGGCTTTGCGCACCACTGCCAGGCAGTTGGACTCCTTGAACAAGGCCCTGGAAAACACCAGCACAGATAAGCTCCAGAGGCTCCGGTCCTTGACCAGCGGACTGAAAAGCCTGAGTGAGGTCAGCGCCGTCAAAATCTCCAGTTCCGTGCCGAACCAAATCGCCGCACTATCTACGGCGCTGAGCCAAATCAAGACAACGGACGGCGATAAGCTGATTGCCCTTGCAGACGGTATGCGTCCGCTCTCCGAACTGGGACGTTCCCGTCTCACATCGTTTATTAGCCAACTCGGCAAACTCCCGGAGGTCATGCATGAGCTTGATGCGGCGGACTTGGATAAGTTTAACCGCCAAATGAAGGAGCTTGCGGCGGCGATTCGCCCGTTGTCTGACGAGATGCAGCGGCTCGGAACGGGATTTGCTGCGCTACCCGCCAGACTCCAGCGGGCCATTACGATGGTAACCCAGTACAACACCGCCGTGCAGCGCGGGACGCGCAGAACGAGCATGTTTAGCAGAGCTACGGGCATGATTCGGTTCGGGATTTTGTATGCTGGGCTGCGGCGCGTGGTGGGCCTTATCGGAACGGCTATCACGGAATCCAACAAGTACCAGGAGGACCTAAACCTGTTCAGCGTCGCGCTGGGTAAATACGCAAAGGAAGCGCAGAACTACGCAGAAAAAGTATCTTCTGTGATGGGCATCGACCCGGCGCAGTGGATGCGGAACCAGGGTGTGTTCCAAACGCTTCTGACTGGATTTGGCGATACAGAAGACCGGGCATACACCATGAGCAAAAATTTGACACAGTTGGGCTATGACCTGTCCTCTTTCTTCAACATCTCTGTTGAGGACTCCATGCAGAAGCTGCAATCCGGCATTGCAGGCGAACTGGAGCCCCTGCGAAGATTGGGCTATGACCTGTCTGTTGCGCGATTGCAGCAGGAAGCGCTGAATCTTGGTATTACCAAAAGCGTTTCCGCCATGAATCAGGCGGAAAAAGCAGAACTGCGGTACTACGCTATTATGACACAGGTGACTACCGCACAGGGCGACATGGCCCGAACCCTGGAAGCTCCTGCGAACCAACTGCGTGTGCTTAGAGCAGAAATCACTCAGGTGTCCCGTGCAATCGGCAATCTGTTTATCCCGATTCTGACTAAGGTTCTGCCTTATGTCATTGCTTTTCTGCAAATTGTCCGCGAGTTAGCGAACGCGCTGGCTAAACTGTTCAGGTTTGAGCTTACGGACGTTGACTGGGACGGCGTGAATCGTGGGGCTGTTGCCGCCGGGGATCTTTCGGACAACATGGATGCAGCGGTAGACGCTGCCAAGGAGTTCAAGCGCTACACCATGGGCTTTGACGAATTGAACATCCTTCCGTCCAACACGGGTTCTTCCGGCAAAACGGATGCTGGCATTACCGGCTCTGGTGGACTCGGGATTAATTTGCCCGAGTACGGCTTCCTGGACGGGGCTGTTCAAAGCAAGGTTTCTGAGATCAAACAGACAATCGAAGACAATATTGCAGAAATCAAAGCCACATTAGGCGCGGCTGATTTTGTTATTGGCGCGATTCTCGCTTTTACCGGGATTAACGTGCCCGCCGGAATCGCCATGATGGCAAGTGGCCTTGCGCTGATGATTTCCGGCAACGAAGATAACCCGGACGCCGTAAAGAATGTTTTGGAAAATGCCATCGCAAACATTGACCTTGTAAGCGGAGCTGCGGCGCTGGTCATCGGCGCAATCCTTGCATTTTCCGGGGCAAATATTCCCATCGGCATCGGCTTTATGGCATTTGGTGCAACGGAACTGATTGCGTCTCAAACCCTGACGTGGGATAAACTGTCGGAAGATGTCCGACAAATCATCGGCGGGATGGTCACATTCGTTGCATTGGGCGCACTGGCGGTAGGCGCTATTTTGGCCTTCTCCGGGGCGAATATCCCGCTGGGCATTGCCTTGATGGTGGCTGGTGCGTTCGTGCTGGCCACAGCAATTGTTCCAAAGTGGAACGAAATGCCTGATTTCGTGAAAAAAACAATCACCACCGTTATGGTAATACTTGGTGCCGCGCAGTTGGTACTCGGTGCGTTGCTTACGTTTACTGGAGTAAACATCCCTCTGGGCATTGCTCTGATGGTAATCGGAGCGGCAAGCCTCGCGACAGCTGCGGCGCTGAACTGGGACGCCGTTTCGAAGTTCCTGAAAAAGTCGATTTCTTATATTGCGGGTATTGTTGGCGGTGCGCTTATGGTTCTCGGCGTCTTGCTGCTCCTGTCTGGCGCGGGAATTGGACTCGGCCTTGCCGTGCTTGCCGCCGGGCTTGCATCATCTCACGCCGCATGGAAACTGGACGACAACCCTATTACCCGATTTGTAAAGAAGATGGCTAACGGGATTATCTCCATCGTCAATGTCGTGATTGATGCGGTAAATGAGATGTTCCACCTGGACTTCAAAGGTCTAAAAATCGGCGGCGTTCAGATTATACCGGCTTTTAATAAGCGATTGGTAAACATCCCGAAGATCAAACAGTTCGCCGAGGGCGGTTTTCCCAACGAGGGACAGTTGTTTGTCGCCCGTGAAGCTGGCGCGGAGATGGTGGGCAACATAGGCAGACGCACTGCCGTTGCAAACAATGACCAAATCGTCTCCGCCGTGTCCGATGGCGTGTACCGCGCTGTAATGTCGGCTATGTCCAATAAGGATGGAGTGTCCGGGGATATTAACATTACTATCAATATGGACGGCGACGTGGTGTATCGCAACGTCGTAAAGAAGAACAAAGAGGTGGTCCGGGCAACCGGCAAATCTCCTCTGTTCGCGTAAGGAGGGCACATGGCAATCATCACGGTAAAAAAGAAAGACGAGACCACTGTGCCGCTCCCTGACCCCAAATCTTTTTCCTGGGGCTTGCAGGACGTAGATGCAGACGGTTCCGGAAGAAACCAGAATGGTGATGCGTTCCGCGACAGGGTAGCCAGGAAACGGAAGTGGACCATGGAATGGCCCCCTTTGACTGCTGAACAATGCTCCACAATCCTGAAAGCCGTCACGGACGTATTTTTCCAGGCGACAGGGCCAGACGCGGAGGACGGCATGAACCGCACCATGACGTGTTATGTGGGGGACCGCACTACCCCCATGTACTCTTGCATCGATGGGGAATGGAGATGGGAAAGTCTGTCCATGAACTTCGTGGAGAGGTGAGTTTATGTACAATGTCTCCACCGCGTTCCACACCGCATTTGCGGATTATGGCCGCGAGATCAAAGCCAAGGTGATTTTCAACGGGCAGACGGAGCTTGACGGGAATTACGTTCAGGAGATCACCGCCACACCGGCGTTTGATTCTTCAGACGGCATTTCCGTTGGCTCCGCCTGTTCCGGGCGGTGCAAAATCCGTATTTTTAAGCCGGATGAGCCTTTGCAATTGTCTGGCGGGTACTTTGTACCGTATATCGGCATCTACGTTCCTGGCGGCGATACAGGCACGACAGCCATCGCCGGTCAGGCTGTGGCCGGTAAGGCAATCGCCGGTGTAAGCACCGCAGCGTCTGGGGTGGAATATGTACCTCTGGGCCGATACTACATCCCCGCAGACGGCGTAGAAAATTTGGTGTATGGCTGGGAAATCACCGGCTATGACCAGATGGCATCCTTGACGGAGCAATACACCCCGCAAATTGAGTTCCCCGCCACACCAGACACTATGCTGACGGACTTGTGTGCGCAAAGCGGCCTGACTCCCCCAACGGTGATTTTCCCGGATATGACAATCGAGTCTGTGTTTGAGGGGGCCATCCGACAGCAACTGGGGTGGCTGGCTGGACTGTGCGGACAGTCCGCGCACTTCGACCGGGACGGAAATCTGGTGTTCAAGTGGTACGCAAAAACCGCCTTCCGGGTCAGCCGGGAGCAGCAGTACATGTCCGGCCTGACTCGCACGGCAGACGGTCCGTACACGGTATCCAGCCTCACCACAGGCACGGAAGATGAACCCATTACATCCGGCACCGGATTGGGCATTACATCAACAAACCCATACATGAACCAGGCCGTTGCAGACCTGATTCAGCCGGAGGTGGAGATATCCTTCCAACCCTGCGATGTAAAATGGCGCTGCGACCCGTCTGTTGAGGTGGGCGACGTTATCCAGGTGGAGGGTGATACCGGCGAATGGCTGGATGTGTGCGTTATGGAGCAGGAAATTCACCTGTACGGTGGCCTGTCCTCTACGATGCACAGTTACGCCCCACAGGACGCGGATTACGCCATGGAAAGCCCTACAGAGCAGCGCATTAAGCGGGCTTATGAGGGCCTTACCAAGGCCATGCAGAACGCCACGCAGAAGATTATCGGGGCAAAGGGCGGGTATTATGAACTGACACTGGACGAGCAGGGTTTTCCCATCGGCTGGACCCTGCGAGATACGCCCACCATTACGCCCAATACACGGATGTGGATTATGTCCACCGGCGGGCTGGGATTTTCCAAGGACGGTGGAAATACAATTTCCGGTGTTGCCTTGACCATGGACGGCGAGATTAACGCAAATGTCATCACCGCAGGACAAATGTCCGCAGAAAGAGTCACCGTCAACGGCCAGACGCTTTCGGACTTTATCGACGCCAGTATCGACGATGACGGCCATCCGGTGCTGCGTATCGGGTCCTCTGCGTCGGAGATCGTCCTGAAGGAATACAACGACAAAATCGGATTCTACGACACTTCCGGGACCCTTCTGGCATACTGGAACAACAACAGCTTTGAGCTGGTGGAACTGAGCAAGTTCCGCCTGGGACCTATGGGCATTGTCGTACAGCCCAACGGTTCCGTGTCCTTCGTGGGGGTGAGTTAATGGCAAGTATTTACGGCGCAAAATCTTCCACCGGCTGGCAATTACGGCTGGATTATAGCGTATCCCAGAGCATTGCGGACAACAAGTCCACACTAGCCCTGACGCTGTACATCTATGACGGCACCGGCGAGAGCTACAACCTGGACGCCAATAGTTGCTATTACACTCTGCAAGGCACCAAGGTTTATAACCCGTACCGGTACAATTCCAGGGGCTGGTATAAGCTGGGCAGCAAGTCTATCACCGTGGCTCATAACAATATGGGCAAGGGGTCTGTGGTGCTTTCTGCGGACTGGCACAGCGGGTTTACGTCATCCTACACACCGTCCAGCCTGACGGTCTCCGGCACAGTCAATCTTCCTGACATCCCCCGGGCATCTTCCGTTTCAGCGACCGGGCTTGTGCTGGGTTCTGCCGGTACGCTTGCAGTGACCCGGGCCGTGAGCACTTTTACGCACACCATCAAGCTCAAATGCGGCTCTGCGGCACAGGTAACTGTGGCGACAAAATCCAGCGCCACATCCATATCGTATACGCCGCCATTGGATTGGGCCGCGCAGAATACGTCTGGAATCTCCGTAAACATCGCGGCGGAGATCACCACCTACAACGGGGACGCCGTGGTGGGTACCAATACAACCACACTGACGGCATCCATCCCTGCATCGGTAAAACCCACCCTGTCCGTGAGTCTGTCCGACACCTTTGGGTATCAGGGCACCTACGGCTGGGTGCAGGGCAAGAGCGTGTTAAAGGCCACCTACACGGCATCCGGTAGCTACGGCAGTAGCATCGTTTCTAAGTCGCTGACCATCGGCGGCAAGGCGGCAAGTGCTGACGGCGGAAACACTCTGCAAAATTCCGGCACAACAGCCGTTGTGGCCACCGTGACGGACAGCAGAGGGCGCACGGCATCCGTTACTCGGAACATCACCGTAAACGCCTACAGCGGCCCGGGAATCCAGGATTTGACCTTCCTGCGTGGCGACTACTCCGGCGGGACATGGACGGGCAACGCCATGGGCGACGATATCAAGCTGACGTTTACGCTATCTGTCCAACTGACCGGAAACAAGGCCACCGTGGAAATCACCGGAGCCAGCAATCTGACCGGCCAGACCTCCGGGGCGAAAACCGTGTATCTGGTGGACTATGGCACCGACTCCACCGGTGTTGTGCAGGTCAAGGCGACAGACGCACTGGGCGGCACCGTGACCCGGGAAATCACCATTCCCACCGTTGCTGTGCCGCTGAATATGAACTTTGATTTGCAGGCAATCTGTTTCGGCGGCATAGCGGAAAAGGAAAAGACGGTGGAATTTAAGTGGCCCATCCATTACATGGGCACCGCCCTCCTCGATTTCCTGCACCCGGTTGGCAGTATCTTCCAGTCCACGGACGCCACCTCCCCGGCGGACCTGTTTGGAGGCACCTGGGAGCAGATCAAGGACGTGTTCCTTCTGGCGGCTGGCGACTCCCACGCAGCTGGCTCTACCGGGGGCGAGGAGGAGCACATCCTGACGGCGGCGGAGATGGCAAACCACACTCACGGCTACGATTACACGGGCCAGAGCATTACGGAGGGCGTCAACGCCATCCGCCTGTATAATGCTGCGAGTACCCAGTACAACGCTTACACGGGCAAGGCTACGTCCAACTGCGGCGGCCAGGCCCACAACAACATGCCGCCGTACCTGGCCGTGTACACATGGCGCAGGACGGCATAAAGGAGTGTATTACATGCCTGATATCAGCATAACTGTCACCGATAAGCGCCCGGTGTGCACCGCCGGGACGACCGTTGTGTGCGACAACAGCGATTATATCGTACACTGGGACCTGGACGAGGAGTGGAGCGCATACGACACCAAGACCATGCGCGTAATCTACATGGACAGCACCTACGCCGACATCGTGTTTAGCGGTGACATCGTAGCTCTGCCGCCGGTGCCTGTGCCCGGGTGTGTGCAGATCGGACTCTACGCCGGGGACATCCACACCAGCCGCATGGCGCTCCTGCGGGCACTGTCGTCCGTGCGGTCTGCCAGCGGCGCTCCCGCCAACCCAACGCCAGATGTGTACGACCAACTGATGGAGCTTATCAAGGGCCTGGGTAGCGTAGACCCGGATGACATCGCCAAGGCGGTTGCTGATTATCTGGCAGCACATCCGATTAAGGCAATTGCTGGATAAAGGAGGATTACAGATGGCGCTTAAAAAGGTAAATTATGTAAGTGGGAAAACAGTTATAACTGCGGAAAACTTAAATGATATACAAGATTCCGTCCTCGCCTTAGAAAGCGAGGACGGCGGTGGCAGTGGCCTTACTGCAACGCAGATCGCAGCTTTGGACGGATTGCTGAAAAACGCGGCCTATACAAAAGACGTGACTTCGGAATATACCACGTTCCGAGCCGCGTTTGGACTCTCAGGGGGAGATGAACCCGGCACGAAGACGTGGAGCGTTACTAGCGTGCTAACCAACGCAACAAGCAGCAATAGCGCTACAAGCGTTGCGAATGGGAGCAGTTACAGTGCGACCATTACAGCAGAAGAAGGCCACACCATTAGCAGTGTCACCGTTATGATGGGCGGCGTGGACATCACAGATACCGCTTACGCAGACGGCGTAATCGCAATTGCCGCTGTTACGGGCGATGTGATTATCACAGTAAACGCTTCCGCTTCCGGCGGTGATGCGCTCATAACTAACGGCTTGCAAGCCTACTTCGATTTCCGCACAGCGGAGTATAACAACGATGCAGCGGGCGGTGCCACTACTATAAGCCCGACTAGCGGCAGCGGATCACTTTTTGCGTGGGCAAAAAACGGCATTGCAACGCAGGACGATCACGGAATCCACCTAGCTAATGGCAGACCATACACGTTTGATGCACGTGGAGGGACTGCGGTGTCTGATTATACTGGCGCACTTACACTGCTCGTACTGACAAAAGGGCAGGTAGCATATCAAGGATTTACCTACATCAATTATAGTCAAGGCTGGGCGTTTGCCCCCGTGTACAACACGACATCGAAAGCTCAGAAAATTGATGGCACGGTAACAAAAGAAGGATACGACTATTGCGTTTACAGGGTGGACGGCGGTACGCTGACGTTGAAAATGAATGACGATGCCGCTACCTATACGGGCGACGAAATCAGTGGGTTTGAATCGTGGGTTGGTACAGTCAATATCGGGGCGCAGGTCCAAACGAATGCCGGAGTCTATATTGTCGGCGCTGCAATTTATAATCGTGTGCTGACAGACGTAGAGATCGAGGACATGAGGGCATTTTTTAAGACGTTGGAGGTGAGCGAGTAATGTCCAAACTATACACAGTTTCAGGCGTCGAAATCCCGGTTGGCTCTGCGGGTGCGTCGGACTTTGATGTCGCAGATTACTCCGTTTACATAGACGACGCCGGGCGTAGTGCGCGCCAAGCGACGCTGACCTATCAGGGCAAACGGCTTTATCCGCGCAACTACCCTGCGCAACGAGCGGAGTTTGTGCGTAATTATGGGAGCGGCGTAATGCTGACACTTGGCGACAGCTACACGACCTACATGAACACCTTTTTCTCAGCGTTCGCGGCGAAGCATGGGCTTGTACAGGATAACCGTGGGTTGGTTTCGTCTACCATCGCAGGCAGTGCAGACGGTACAAGCGTTGGGTACCATGCCTTTTGGGTGCGTCTTGACGCCGCTGTTGCAGAGTATGCCGCAGCTGGGGGACATACGATTGACGGCACAGCCTATACAGCAGCCGACGTTAAGTTAGTCACGTTTATGGGCGGAGCAAACGACTGGACAACGGTTGACGAATCGCAAGGCATCGACCGCCTCGGAGACCCAACCAGCACGAACAAGGAACAGCTACACGGGGCCTGCAAGTACATCTTTGACAAGTTGCTGGCGTCCTTCCCCCAGGCTGACATCGTGGTGATCCTACAGCCGAGCAACGCGGCGAAAGGCAACTACGAAATGTGGCACAAAGAAAGCATTATCCGTAGCATGGCCGAAATGTACAGCCTGCCGATCTGCGATTGCTGCTTCACGTGGTACAACCCGAGCAATCCTGATGATAAAGCCACATACTGGCAGAGCGACAACTTGCACCTTACGGCTGCAGGGCATCAGGCTGTGATTGATAAATTGGAACGGACGGTGAACAACCTACCATTTACAAGATCGTAAAAGCGATAGCAGAGCGGTACGGGATCGAGACGGACGTGTAATGGGCTGACAGTTTGCGCCCGATTTGGGCACCAAAAGGATTGCCATCCAAGGCGAAAAAAAGGGAGGGCTAATCGCCCTCCCGCTTGAGCGCCTGCGTTATCAGGTGCTCGACGTAGTTTGAGATGCTACGGCCCTCCGCTTCTGCGGCGGCCTGGATTTGTTCTTTGAGTTCCGGCGTGAGCCGGATGTATAGGCGCTCTGTCTTGGCCATAACACTTGTCTCCTTATCCAATGTCAACATTGCGGCTGATGCGGGGCTGATCGGGGTGGGCATCGCTCCACTCATCCGCGAATGCGATGTCCGTAAACTCGATGTCGTCAGCGAGGCGGAGCTTGCCGACAGGGGTGATGGCGTTTGCAACGGCTACGGCGGTCTCCCTGGTCATGGGAGCCATGTAGAGGGACTTGGCATACTTGACGATGTCCCAGTACGCGCCATTCGCTGCGTCGTCCAGCGTTAAGGTGTTCGCGCCGCCAAACCAATCCGCAAGGGGTACGCTCTCGCCAATCCGGGACTGCCAGTCGTCGATGATCTGCATCGGGTTCCCGCCGAGGTTGTATACAAGCAGTCTGGCACTGCCGCTGTGGAGCTGGCCCATTCTCTTGATGATATCCATAACGTTGTCCTTTCTGGCCTTGCGGCCTGTCCGTTTCCTTTATTTAATGCTTACTTTTCGCGGCTTTTTCGGATGCGCAGGGCGTTGATTGACGGATACTCTGCGCCGTACTGCCCCTTGGTGTAAGGCAGGCGGCCAAGCACCGCTTTCGGAGACTTGCCCAGTTTATCGGCGATTTCCTCAATCGACAAGCCGGTAGCAAATAACTGGCTTTCGTCTGTTTTGATTGCACCGATGGTAATCAAGATTTTACGTACTTTAGGTTCGGATATGCTCAAGCGATTAGCTATTTCGCGCTGCGAACATTTTTGCTTCCATAGCCGCGCAACTGCAGTGAATGTAGCATCCATTTTTTATCCTTCCCGGCCTTTGGCCTGTCCGTTACCTTTAGCTTGGTTATATTGTACGCCTATTGTGCGTACAAGTCAATTGTCAAAATAGCCAAACATTACACAAAAATTAGAGCAAAATCACAAATTGAAAGGAGAAATACACATGAAAGAAAACGCGATCAAGGCCGCGCTGGCGGCCGCCCTGGGGGCGCTGTGCGCCTACGGGGTGCAGCTGCTGGTGCCGGTGCTGGTGCTGGTGGTGGTGATGCTGCTGGACTACGCCACGGGTATGACCAAGGCATGGAACGCCGGGGAACTGTCCTCCCGGGTGGGCCTGCGGGGCATCCTGAAAAAAGTGGGCTACTTGGTCATCGTCGCGGTAGCTGCTGTGGTAGACTGTCTGCTGCGCTACGGAGCCGACACCCTGGGCTGGGACTGGCCGGTGGAGTTCCTGTTTGCCAGCATTGTCATTATCTGGCTGGTGATCAACGAGCTGCTGTCCATCCTGGAGAATGTGTCGGCCATTGGTGCACCGGTGCCTGGTTTCCTCCAGGCCCTGCTCAAGAAGTTGAAAGTACACGCTGAGGATACGGCGGCGGACAAGCTGCCGGGAGAGGAGGACAACAACAATGAGTAAGCGAGTGTACATCAGCCCCAGCGACCAGACGGAAAACCGCTATGCCTGGGGCAATACCAATGAGCACATCCAGTGCCAGAAGATCGCCGAGGCGGAGGCTGCCGCTCTGCGCCGCAGCGGCGTGGAGGTGAAGCTGGCGGCCTTCGGCACCACCATGGCCCAGCGCTGCGCCGAGTCCGACGCCTGGGGCGCGGACATCCACAACTGCGTCCACACCAACGCCTTTAACGGCAAGGTCATGGGCACCCGGCTGTTCTGCTACGCCATCCCGGGCAAGGGGTACGCCGCCTGCAAGGCGGTGTTCGCGGAGCTGGCCCCGCTGACGCCGGGAACGTCCGAGAACGTGCAGAAGAACTCCAACCTTTACGAGGTGCGCGTGCCCGACGCGCCCAGTGTGTACTGCGAGTGTGAGTTCCACGACACGGTGGAGGGTGCCAAGTGGATCGTGGAGCACACCACGGAGATCGGAGAAGCCATCGCCAGGGGCCTGTGCAAGTACCTGGGTGTGAAGTTCGTCCCGGCTCAGACGCAGAAGCCTGCCGAAGAACCCAAGGCCGACGCCGAACAGGTGCTGTACCGGGTCCAGGTGGGAGCCTTCGCCGTCCGCGCCAACGCCGACAGGATGCTGGACCGCCTGAAAAAGGCCGGGTTTACCGGCTTCATCGTGAAGGGAAAGAAGTAAGAAACATTCTGGACGGCGGGGAGTGACGTAACGCCGCGCTCCCTGCCCGCGCATTGCGCCCGCACGCCCACGGCTTCTATTTTGCCATGGATAATAGTCGCAAAGCCGTTCGGTACTACATTTCCAACATGGCTCCCAAGAGAGCTTTGGAATTTGTCCAATCTTTCGATTTGCCAGAAGATGAGGAATCGTGCATTATTTTGTGCGATATCCGCCGAAAGTCTTATATCCAAGTTTCCAACGCGCTTCACGTCTCGCCGGAAAGCGTCAAGAGAAACCGCCGCAGGGCATTTTCGAAAATTGTTGACGCGCTGACAAATCAATAGACCTCACTTGGACATGATCGCCCATTCAGAGACCTTTTACAGGCCATCTGAATGGGCGATTTTTTTGTACCATATAAGCAAAGGAGGGCTGGCGATGTACGGATTCAACAACCAATATCAGCAGGGATACGGTGCCCCATACATGGGGCAATACGGGCAAGCATCACAGCAAGCGTGCCAGATCACCAGAGTAAACGGCAGAAACGGGGCAGACGCGTTCCGCATGGCACCTAACAGTTCCATCTTACTCCTGGACGAGAATGACCCGGTTGTGTGGCTCAAGGTCAGCGATGGGGCGGGGTATTGTACTGTTACTCCATACAGCATTGCTCCGTATCAAGACCCCGCAAAGGTAGATGTTACCAGTTTGGAAGAACGCGTGAAAAGATTGGAGGAAATGCTAAATGCCAAATCCGATGATTCAGATGCTCCAGCAAAACGCAAAAAGCCTGAATAACCCTCTCGCAATGTTGATGGAGTTCCGCAAGTTTGCGGCTGGTATGACCCCGCAGCGGGCAAAGGAACAAGTGGAACAAATGCTGCAATCGGGAAAGATGAACCCGCAGCAGTTCCAGCAGCTCCAGCAGCAAGCCAAGGAGTTTATGAGATCCCTGAAATAAGCCGGTGCGCAACGGTTTATTATAAAAATTTCAAGAAAGGAGTTTTGAAATGGACAATTATTCTCTCTCTGATCTTCGGGCTGCTGTTGATGGCGGCAATGACAATTGGGGAGGCGGCGCGTGGTGGATTATCATCCTGTTCCTTTTCGTCTTTATGGGCGGAGGCTGGGGGATGAACCGGCAGGGCGAATTTGGCCAGTATGCCACCGCTTCGTCTCAACAGGAAATCCTTTTCGGCCAGCAGTTTGGCCAGCTGAATGACCGTCTGACCAACGTTGGCAACGGCATCTGCAACTTGGGATACGAAATGCAGGGCAATGTCGGGCAGTTGGGCAAGGAAATGGCCCTGGCGCAGAACGGTACGAACGTGGCCATTATGCAGACCGGAAACAACATCCAGTCTCAGATGTCGGAGTGCTGCTGCACAACGCAGCGGGCTATTGACAGCGTCAACGCCAACATTGACGCCAAGTTTGCCGCCCTGGAGAAATCTCAGCTGGAGGGCCGTATCGCCCAGCTGGAACAGGCCAACAATCAGCTGTTTATCAGGGACCAACTGTGCGGCGTAGTGCGCTATCCCAACGGATACACCTACAATGCGGGCCCCTCTCCGTTTTGTGGCTGCAATAGCGGCTGCAACAACATCTGATTTCCGGGAAGCGAGATAAAGTGACGCCCTATTTGGCGAGGCATGCGGGGCGGCATTAGTCGCCCCGCTATTTTTGAATGGACAAAAATCAGCCTGATTAGAAAGGAATGATTCTATGAGTAAATCTGCAATCTATACCACCAACACCACCGGCGCAACCGTCCCGGTTGACGGCATCATCCCTGTTGGGAATACTACCCGCCGGTACGGCTGCAACATCAAGCAAGACGGCAATGCCATTACACTGTGCGGACAGGGGTATTACCTCGTCAACGTTTCCGGCACCTTGTCTCCCTCGGCGGCTGGAACCGTGTCTATCACCGCGCAAAAGGACGGCGTTCCGATTATCGGAGCGACGGGGGCCCAGACCGCCGCCGACAACGGCACTGTTAATATTGGCATTTCTGCCATCGTCCGCAATGCTTGCGGGTGTGAAAGCTCTATTCTGTCCCTGGTCCTGGGCGGCGTTGCGGCAGTTGTAAACAACATGGCCGTCACCGTCGAGAAACTGTAAGGGTGCGACATGAAGGACGACCTGAAAGAATACAAGCAAAAACTGGAAAAAGAACTGTCTGCGTACATGGAACTGCCTGTGTCCGAACGCTCTGCTGCTGCCGTCCGAGGAATGGCGGAGTGCTGGGAACAGGTCGATAAACTCGGTAAATGTATGTGCGGATCCGCTGATTTTTCCAAAGAGGATGCTAAAGCATGGAATACCGACATGAAAAATGATGACGGCACCACCGGCGGGCATTGGACTGTTCAGCAAACCACCCCCCTCGCGGCCAACGCCGGTGTCGTGTTTGCGCACATCACCGAGGATGACTGGAACGTAGCCATGAATATGATGTATTCGGACTACTGCTCCGTGGCGGCAAAGTATGGCGTAAACAAGCCTGAGTTCTTTGCGGATATGGCCAAGGCATTCCTGTTTGACAAGGACGCGAAAGGCCCGAAAGAAAAGCTGTCTGCCTACTACCACGGAATTGCGGCGGTGTAATTTGTTAGCAACCTGTTAGTAACTGACGCGGGACAAAGCGGGACTTTGCAACTTCTCACGCCAAAATATCCACACATCCCTGCTAAATCCCGCACAATGCCGCACAATACTGCTTGTTTGCTATTGGCCTATAATTGACGTGCATGGGGTCACAGGTTCGAGTCCTGTACCGCGCACCAAAAAACTCCCGGTTTCGTATGAAATCGGGAGTTTTTCTTTGCTTTTGCCGCCAAAAAATTCTACCATTCTATATCCTGCTTTTTCTTGTTAGTAACGTGTTAGTAACACGCTATTTTTTGCCAGCCGTGTCTACAGCTGCAATCAGCTCAGAAATATCTGTGTGGACATAAATATTTGCCGTTGTGGAATAGTCGGCGTGGCCCAATATCTTTTGCAGAATCTCCGTGGCCATGCCGGATCTCCTAGCCCAACTGGCGTAGGTGTGCCGGGTGGCATGCGGGGTTTTCCGCTCGATCTTGAGCTTTTCCAGTAACGGGTAGTAATCTCGCCGTCGGAAATTTGCCGGTACCTGTTGGCCGGTATAGCCGGACAGCAAAAGCGTACCCTTCGCCCTGGCGGCAAAGTATGCAAAGTATGCCCGGCCCTCCGGCCTGATGGGGATGGCCCGGTTGCGCCCGGCGGCGGTCTTTTCTCCCCCGATGACGTAGGTTTCGTGATAGTCGGCCAGCGGGAGACCGAAAAGCTCCCCGATTCTCATGCCCGTGTAAATCAGCATCAAGATAATTTTCGCGGTGTCGCTTCCGTTTTTCTCCAGCTTCTCAATGTCCGAATCGGAGAAGATTTCCTTTTCTTTTTTCACGTTTTCTGGCAGATGGATAAATTTTGCAAAGTTTGTTGTTGCAATTTCTTCCCGGATCGCCCATGCGGACATCTGCGTAACAAGCTGCTTGTACTTGCTGCATGTGCTGTGGGATTTATCCGCATATTTGTCCATGACCGACTGGAAGTCTGCTGTCCGCAAACTGCGGAATCTTGCATCGTGGAGCGGCTGGAACACGTCAAAGGCCCGGTTATATGACTCCACCCCACGGGGACCTATTTCCTTATAATGTTCCTCTTTCCAGGCTTCAAATACTTCCCTGAAGGTCATATTATACCGCTCTGTCAAATCTTTTCCTGCCAAGCGTTCCAGAGCCTCCAGTGCGTCTTTGCGCGTGGGGTAATACCCTATAATCACTTTACTTTTTGCCGCCACCCACGGGCGGCTCCTTCGGCCTTGCAGTTTATAGACCGTGCCGGATCCGTTGGGCCTCTTGATGGCCCTGCGGGATTGTTTGGATTGCCGCTTTCCGCAAGATGGGCAAAACAGAGCGCCGTCCGGCAAAACTCCACCGCACTTAACGCAGTTCATTGTATCCTCCTTTATATTGTGACATGGCCGTCCCATGTGGGACGGCCTTTTTTCATACTTTTTTGCGCAGGGCCATAGAGATGATGACCGTAGAGGCTATCACCGCAGTGGCTGCTACGGCAATAACAAACCACGCCACGGCGGTAGGTTGCCCGTTGCGGATAAGCCCTTGGGCCGTGATTTGCGAGTCAATAAACAGGTACACCACCAGGCACATGGCCAGCACGGCGCACATACCAAGCAGTACGAAGATAACCGGCTTGCGAGTGCGCATTTGGTCCTTCTGCATGGCGTTTACTTCTTCCAGCCTTTTTACGTTGCCGGACAAATGCGCGTTTTCCAGCTCCAGTTGATGTATCCTGGCCTGCATAGATTCCGGGTGTTCCACTGGCTTGTCCAGCCCGAACAGTTCATCCAGAGACAGGCCCAGCACCATGCACATGGCGACCGAGTTGTAGAGCTTCGGGTCCATTTGCGATCCGTCCAGGAGCTTTGACACGGCGGACTTTGACACGCCGGACAGATCCACGATGTCGTTGATGGTGTACCTCTTCTTTTCCTTTGCCTCGCGAATCTTTTTTGGGTATTGCTCAATGTTTCCCGCAATTTCCTGCAACGCAGACATAGTTATTCGCCTCCATAAAGTAGATTTCACCTGTGGCGGGACAGAATCTCAAATGCGGGGACCATTTGCCCTACATCGGTCGCACGGTTCCCCGGATTGCACGTGGACAGGGTTTCGCGGCACTGCTATGCTTAAATCGTAGCAGATGACAGCCTGATGGGCTATCTGCTATATCGGCCCTGCCGCCCGGTGCGGGGGCGGCGGGGCCAACATAACCCAAGATTTATCCCTTTGTTGCCTATTATAGGGTAACGCGGTATGCAATATTTGTCCTATTTGGGGGAATAGGTGAAAACATTTTTACTCGGAAGGGGATTTACTTATGTCGGAACAAACTAGCTTGACGGAAAGGATAATGGACGTGCTGTCTCAGCTTAACCCTGAATATCTCGACCTTGCGCTGCGTTTTGCAGTGCAAGCAAGCTCTCAAAGTACTGCAAACAGCTCTCCTGTGTCTCCGGATACAGTTGATAAACAATCTCACTGATACGCGCGGCAATCTGCCTACTGCGCTCACTATCCGCTATGGAGGTGGGCGCTTTTTTTATACCTTTGGGCGGAAGAATTGGCAACTCGTCACCGTTTAGGGCATCGACAGTAATCCCGAAATAATCTGCAATTGTTTTCTGCATTTTGGGGTGCGGGGTATTATCACCCGATATCCAATTCTTTACAGTGGACTGGCTACATCCAAGGTCCATCGCCAATCGATAGTTGCTTAACTTGCGTTCATCTCGCAGATACTTCAAATTTGTAGCAAACTGCACAAATATACACCTCCAACTTTGGACACAGTAATGCTACAATTTGCATTGACATATACTCCAAGTTGAAGTATAATATAGCCCGTGGACAGGCAATAAGAGACCAAGCCACGCCGGGAATCCCGGCCTGGCGCAGTATCAATGATCGTAGCAAGGTTATGATAACACCGGTACTCTAATTTGTCAACAAATAATCTAATTTGGAGGTGAGAGTTTGATGGATATGTCTCAGGCGTACGAAATCCTTGCGAAGCAGCTGGAATTGCTTTCCGAGTGCTCCCACAAGGATTCCGTATCATCCCACGACCTCGCGGAAATGACCAACGAAATGGTCAGCATCGTGAGGGCCATGTACCCGCTGGGGCGATGAATTACTTGGCAGAGAGTTCCATCCTATGCGCCGCAGAGATTTCGGCCTGTGCCGTCCGGAACATCCCGTAAATCTCTGCCGGTGTCTTTCCTGCCAAGTCTTGGCTCTGAACGTACAGCAACGCCATGGCATCGAGGGCATTATCAGGGAATGTGTTCAATTCTACGTTATTAGTCATGTATTCACCTCCTTCCGCTGCTCTATTTTAGCATATTGGGCTTTCCTATCACAAGCCCCGGAAGGATAGAAAGGAGGGAAATTTTGAGTTTTGCGGAAAACCTCACTCGCATTCAGGCGGAGCGAGGAGTGACCAACTACCGGATTGCCAAGGAAATCGACGTGAATCAGACGTCCATTGTCAACTGGAAGAACGGCACAAGGCCCCATCCCCGGAATGTGAAGCGGTTGGCGGACTACTTTAATGTGCCTGTGGACGAGCTTCTGGCTGAAGGCGAGGAAGAGAAGTAAGAAGGGAGGACAAGTTGGAGATTTATGTCGCAGGCACCCCGGAAGAAATCGCCGCACTTGTGGCTGCAACACAAGAGCGGCGATATCAGGATACGCGCGTACTGCTGGACGGCGAGGGAGTTTGGAAACAGGATGCGACCTGCAACCGCGTCGTGAGGAAAGACAATGAGCTGGGGGGTGCGCACAATGCGGGATGACGGCGGGGAGTTCAAAAGTTGGGCAGCTCTCATACTCAGCCTTTTAGCGTTGATAGCCAGCGTAGTAAAGGCGGCAGTAGAGTTGACAGCAGGGAAATTGTACTGACGATGATGGCAATGTTAGCCCGGACCTCTGCGCGGTCTGGATGCAGAAAGGTTAGCCCCGGCAAAAGCACTGATGGCTCTGAAAGGTAATCGACCATCGGAACCCCAAGCATATTGCGTGGGATTTCCCCCTTCTCGTTAACGGTACACACACTCATATACCCGCGTTTGACACATTCTGCTAAAACCTCGAGGTCTGTGTGAGTGGGTTTTTCCGGCAACGGGCGTTTGCCATTGGCGACACGGCATATCATTCTACGCATAGCCCTCTTGAACGCGCGTTCTGTTTTAATTTTCATCATGTATATCACCTCCTCTCCATCCGCATTTTATCACAACATCGGAGAGGAGACAACGAAAGGAGGAAGAATTAACGAGTTACAAATGTAACGCACAAGGCCGTGATCCGTTCCAGCTGCTGTGCGTGTAAAAAATGCCCTGTCAGGTGTCAGCTGACAGGGCGGCGAAGAAGCATTGGCAAGGATTCTTCACGGGTATTATACCACACCCGTGGAGCAATGGCAAGGAGGAAAGTATGGTAAAAACTATGACAATCGACGAGGCCGCAAAGTATCTGCGGGAAAACGGCGTCAAAATCTCCAAGGAGACGCTTTCCGACGGGATTCAGGCCGAAAAACTGCCGTTCGGCGTGTGCATCGAGACCGGCCGCAGCCGGGTGTTTATGATTTTCAAGCGCCTTGTTGACAAGTGGCTTGAGGAAAGGGAGGAACTCTGATGGAAGCTTACAAGGGGGTTGCCAAGCGCAGAAATCTGCTGAAAGCAATCAAGGGGTTTGACAAGCGCCTGAGATGCCGTGGTTTTCAGTATGAGGTAGGCAAAGAATATCAGGAACCGGTAGCGGAGTTGTGCCTCAAGGGATTCCACGCCTGTGAAAATCCGCTGGATACGTTCCGGTACTACCCACCAACGGATTCTCGCTATTGCGAGGTGGAGATCGATGACAACGGCCAGCGCAACAGCGAAAACTCCAAGGTATGCGGCGAGAAAATCAAGATCGTCTCGGAAATCGGGCTGGATGGCGTGATCAAGGCCGGGGCGCAGTTCATCTTTGAGCTGTGCAAGGGATCCGCTGAAGATCATGCATCTGGCGAGAGGGGCAACGCCGCCGCATCTGGCGTGAGGGGCAACGCCGCCGCATCTGGCTGGAGTGGCAACGCCGCCGCATCTGGCG